TTTTCATTTAAGGAATTTATTGACCAAAAAGAATTTACTAATTTCTTTTTCTATGGTATGACTGCAATATTTGGTGAAACTGATGTTCTATCGAAATTGCAAAAGGATAATTTGGCTTGCATCTTTGAAGCTCAAGGAGGTAAGGATAAAGGTTATTCTAACAAAACCCGGAGTGTTGTTAGTGAAGTGAATCAATATTTACTTCTACTACGCAATCTGGCTGGTATGAAAGATTTGGTATTTAATCTGAAGAAATGGTTTCTTGGTTTTCTCTTATCTGAAGAGCAAAACGAAGATTATTGTCTTAGAGTTCTTTTTCCAGAGTTTAAAACCTTTTTTAAACTTCACGAAATATTTGAGGTGATTGATGAAGATCAATTGTCTGGTGACAAAGAATTGCAAGATTTATTTGTTAAATATATCGCCAGGAAAAGAAAACTGGACAAACTCTTGTTAACTGATGTTGACAAAGAGTATAAACAGACGCTGTTCAAGATGAGGGACGATGCTGGACGGCGCATACAATCTCTTAAAGCTTATAAGGACACATCCAATGGTTTCCGTCAGGAACCAGTGTCCATAGTTATTGAGGGACCATCTGGTATTGGTAAGACTACTTACCTGGTACCAGCTTTATCTTCGCTTATATTTCATGACTTTGAAGAATACGACTTTTGTGAAGACAATGGAAATTTTAGATACAACAACGATTTCGTTGCATTGAAGACCACTGACAAATCATTTACCGCTGATGATTTGTGGAGGTTACAATACAATGTAAATAGTAGTGTCGGGAATATTCCTTTCGCCGAATTTTTAGAGATTCATAATACTGCTCATTTCTTAATGAACAAGCCTAAGATCTCTGATAAAGATGCGAAATTGTTGGCAAAAGTGCATACTTATGTTTTTAATGAAATTCCGCGGCCACCGCACGTTGCTAAAGCTCAAGTAGCTATTATCAACAGGATGCACACATTAAAAGTATATATGCACCCAAAATGGCTAACGCCAAAGCCAGGTAAGGAGAAAGAGTATTCAACACGTTTGTCCAATTTTACTGAAACCATTAGAGAACTCGATTGGTTTGCACGAAATTGTTTGACGCCCAGAGGAGAACGTATTGGTGAAACTCCTAAACTCCAGGATTTACCTGAGGAGGTGAGATGTGAGAAGATGATTAAACATTACTCGGATTTAAGTAATTATTTATTCTTTGTTGGACACAAACATTCAGCATGGAAAAATCCTTGCAATGGCGAGGCTCCTTTAATTGACGCACCGGCTGAGCCAAATGCAGGTTCTAATCTGTTTGCGTTTGATTATAGTGATTACAAGAAATTGGAATTACATCAAGTTATCAAACATCTCAGAGGTAAGTTTAAGGAAAATCGTGACGATTGTCTTAGAGCTAATCAGGGTAGAGAGCAGAGAAAGATGTACGGGCTCTTACCTGATAGCTTAGATGTGCTGGTTAAGGAGATCAACCAGCTTGAGAGTGAGGAGAAGAAAAATCCGTCATTAAAGACGGGAGATCTCATGAAGATGGCAAAACCTTGGCTTCCTTCCTTAGCTCCGGTTAAGGAAGAGGAGGTTGAAGAAGTTATTAAAAGTCAAGGTGGTTTGGACTTCGATGGTTATAAGACTGATAACGAAGTAACACCAACTAGCAGACATCCGAAATATAGTATTGATCCAGAAGTGAAGGCGATTATTGAAGATTATCGAACTGTCGGAACGAGACCTTTCCATGATTATGATTTTTATTTTTATGGGGAGTCAGATGATGATGATTCGGTTGGTATATTCTTCAGGGCTTCTGAAGAACGCATTACATATGGGTTGAAGAGTGATTTTAGATTCTTGTACCAAGATAATAAATTGCTTCAAACCAAAGCTGTTCGTGATTATTTTTTGAATGAGAAAAATTATTACGAGAGTCAGTTATACATGTGTACGTGTCCTGATTTTGTCCGGGAGGTCGAAAATATGAGATCTGATGATTTAGTGAGATCACTACCTAGTAGGACTTGGATGCAGTGTGCAAAGGATTTGTTGAATGAGGTTAAACATTTGAAAATTGATAACAAATGGAAAATGTTTTTCCCGGTCTTTATAATACTAGTGGTTATAATGGTCCTTTTATATATGATTTACAAAAATAAAAGTCTGACTTCTAATGTGTGTAATCACATTTACAAAGATAAAAGACAGATCGTAAACCGCTTTTGTTATAAAGATAAGAAGGAAGAGACCGAACAGGAAGCAGATCCTGAGTACCTCTATGTGGCTCAAGGAGTTAATTCCACCAAGGAGGAATTTGATAGAAGTATGTCAAATAGAACTTTGCCTACTGGCAATCAAGCAACTTCTGAGGTGGTAGGAAAAGTCGCAGAGAATAACCAATTGGTGGTTGAAATTCCATCCAAAGATGGTAAGAGGTTCATATTTTGTGGTAATGCGTTAGCTGTCAGAGATCGTTTGTTGGTTATATGTGCTCATTTTGTCATTGACGTTGATAAATTTTATCTTAGTCAGTGCCAGAAAGATCGCGTTGAAGTAAAACTTTCAGAGTGTGAAGTTGTCAACGATAGTTTTCAAACATCAGATGATCTTATGTTGTTGAAATTACCGGTTACATTTCCGTTTAGTTTCAAGAACATTACTAACATGATTGCTACTAAAGTGGACGCGGAACCTTTACCATCTGTGACTCTACTAAATATATGGGGTAATAGTCGTAAACATCTTATTGTTCTTAACAATCTGAATAATTGTGCTGTGAGAACAGATGAATTCCAGTATGTATGTAACAAAGATGAAAAACATATATTATCACTGAAAAGGTTCATACATTATGATACCCAATCTTGTGATGGCATGTGTGGTTCTGTCATATTTGGCACCCATGGTCCTAATTATAATAAAATAATTGGTATTCATGTTGCTGGATGTGAGAATTTAACTGGTCAAGCAGCCATAATAACACAGACTGATGTTAACGTAGTTACTAGCCAAGGAGCTGTTGAAGAGTCACCTTTCATTATAGGTGATGGGCCTAAAATTCCTATGGTCTATAAGTCACCTATAACGAAGTCCATCTTTTATACT